GTATGTGCATGACCGCAAGTGTCGTTGGCCCCGGTGTAAACTATAGGAATGCCGCCTGCTCGAACAGATCCACTACCATTGGCAGTGGTTGCACTACAATGTGTGCTTGGCCTAGGGCACGGAGGATGACGTGTCACACTATTGTTATTGACAATAACATTACGGCCATTTACACGAACAGATCCAACACCACCAGTAGCGGCGCCGCCGGCTGAATCTGTGTCTCCTACTCTTTGCACACTAGGCATTGATTATCCTAAAATAATTTTCTTTTCTGGAACTTTAATTCCAGTTGTTGCTTCGATATATTTCATTTTTACATTATCGTCTGTTAATGCAAAAAGACTAACACTTCTAGTATTTAGCTTGATTTCGCCACTGGGATCTGCGGTAAACATACTTGGAACTAATCCCATGCCTTGTGGGCCTGGAGCAATGGACACTGGATCTTGTACTGTGATCCACTCGCTGTCTGTTTTAGTTACTTTAGTGACTAGTTCTTCGCCGGAGTTTAATTTAAATGTATAGACATTTCCTGTTGATAATTGCATTATGCGCTTTCTGTTAATTTTGCTTTGAGTTCTGTAAATCCACCGATTAATTCTCCGTCTAAGAAAATTTGTGGAACTGTTCTGGCATGTGGTACTGCTTCTAATAATTCTTCTTTAGAGTATCCGTCTCCAATTTTCTTTTCTTCAAATTGGATACCCTTTTGTGTTAGTAATGCCTTTGCTTGGTCGCAATAAGGGCAATGGTACTTTGACCAGACGATTGCTTTCATATTATTTTCCTTATAGTGTTGGTAGTTCGTCGTAGTCAATGCTGTCGCTCATGACCCCGATAACATAGTTAGTTGATTCACTCTCCTGGAGTGCAGTTTGTTTGTTTGATGTGTTAACGTGTTTATTGAACCAAGGTATTGGCGTTGTCTTAGGCGCCGGAGTTTGATATTTAATACCAATTTCTTTTAAAGCACCAACTGCGGTGTAGTCAACAAATTCTTTTAGAATATTAGCATTAAGACCAATTACAGGACCTTTCTGGAACAAAAACTCAGCCCATTGTTTTTCTTCACGTATAACATCTAAATATAGTTGATATACTTCTGCTTCGCATGCAACTTTAGCTGCTGCAAATCTTGGATCTTCTTTTACTACTTGATTGATAAGCCATGCAGTCCATTCTTTGTGTAAGATTTCGTCTTGTAAAATTAAACTAATGATATTACCGTTACCAATGAAGATACGATTCTCTACCATAGCAAGACTTGTAGCAAAGCTCACCATAAATCTAAATGCTTCTAGTGCATAGCTGGCATTGAGTGCTAACCAAATTGCTCGAATGTGTGCTTCTTCAGAATATTCTGCGCCAACTTCTTTGTTACAGTTAATTACGTGTAACTTGTCATAGTAGTTGCCAATACTACTTGCCATATCAACAATCTCTTGTGTGTCGTGAATAGTATTGAATATGTCTTTGGGTATGTTATAGATGTTACGAATAATATGACTGTAACTACGACTGTGGATATTTGTTTCGAAGAATCCCCAGTTAAACATTAAGGCTTCAAGTTCGGGAATACTGCAAACAGGAGTAAAGACTTGCGTTGGTCCTCGGCCTTGTAGACTATCCAGTGCCGTTTGACGGAGTAGATTACTAGTAAAGATATGTCGAACAGTATCAGTGGCTTCTTTGAAATCATTGGCGTCCTTAGTTAAACTAATCTCTTCCGGCACCCAAAAGAACCCGCGGGCCTCTTGTTCAAATTTCACAATCTTGTTGTATTTAACTTCTTCGAATCGTTGTACGGTAACTGGACCTGCTGGGTCCAAGAACATCTTACGATGTAAATAATCTGTTTTTGTTTTTAAATTATATTGTTGTTGACTCATAATATTACCAATGTTTTATTACACCTGCAATTATAAACATGTTAGTTACAACATACGATATTACAATCACAGTTCTTATTAATGCCACTCGATCAGCTTCCTGATCGGTTGTTCCAGACTTTTCGCCGAGTGCTTTGGCCCACATTCTCCATATCTTTAAAGCTTGCATGCCTCGCAATCCTCTTCCTCGCTAAAGTCAATGATTTCAAGTGGTGCATCTATTTCATCATCTTGTCCTTTGCTGCCGGTCTTGTTGATTAGGCTATAGTAAAAAGTTTTTAATCCCCAGGCATGTGCTTGCATTAAATTCTTTGCAATTAATGTTATTGGAACTTTACGGTCTGCCCAGTGTGCTGGATTATAGAATGTGTTTGTGCTAATGCTTTGATCAACATACGCAGCCAATACTGCAGCAGTTTTTAAGTATCCAACACAATCAGTTTGTTCCCACATAAGTTGATACTTATTTTTAAGTTTATGGTATTCGGGCACAACTTGTGTTAAACTGCCTGCTTTAGATTCTTTAACGCTTATGAGACTCATTGGCATTTCAATACCATTGGTAGAGTTAATTACTACACTAGAACTTTCAACGGGTGCAATTGCCATCTGCGTAGCATTGCGTACTCCGTATTCTTTCATATTAGTACGTAGTGTTTCCCAATCAAGTTCTGGAGTAAAGTCTGTTAAATCATCGGCACCTTTAGCACGTAGCTCCCACGGAAAAATTCCTTTGCCGTATCTTGTTTGATCGCTACCTAAACACTTGCCGCGTTCTTTGGCTAGCTCGACGCTTGCTTCTGTAAGATAGAATGCTTGATATTCCATCCATGTCTTAACTTCTGCTAGTGCATCTTTCTCTCCGTATGTCATGCTACGTTTAGCATGCCAGTAGGCCAAGTTAGTAATACCAATACCTAGTGGGCGAATTTCATCATTACTTAACTTAGATTGGATAGAAAGGAAATCTTGGTAATCGAGTATATTGTTAAGACTGCGGTGTAGAATGCGGCAAGCACGGCGCATGTCTTCTGGATTACGGAATGCTCCCCAGTTGATTGAGCCGAGAGTGCAAAGAGCAATGCGGCCATCAGCATCATCAAGACGCTTAAAAGACTTTGTAGGTAATAAAATTTCACAACATAAGTTACTCTGGTAAATGGTATGGTACTCAGGATCAAATGGTCCTTGATTTTGCACGTTGTCAATAAACACCAAATAAATGCGTCCAGTGTCTGTACGCTCTTTAAGAATTCCGCCTTTGAATACATCTTCGGCCGCCATTACTTTCTTTCGAAGGCCAACTTGCTTTTCGTATTTAACATACAGTTCTTCAAATAGTGTTGTATCTTTATAAAAAGCTTCATACAAATCAGGAACTTCGTTGGGGTCAAAAAATGTTATGTTTTCTTTATTTTTAAATCGTCTCCAGAAAAATGTGGAAAGTACAACCCCATAGTCCATGAACCTGACTCGGGTTTCTTCGGTTCCTTGATTGTTTTTAAGAACGATAAGGTCGTCAAACTGATGATGCCAAATTGGATAAAATACAGTAGCACTAGCATTACGAATACCTCCTTGACTACAACTGCGTAAGTCGCCAAACCATTTCTTAAGGAAAGGGATCATGCCAGTGTGCATGATTTCCCCGCCTCGTATTGGACTCCCTAACGGGCGCAAACGACCAATTTCTAAACCTATGCCAGCTCTCTTGCTAGCATACTTTGCCATCATCTCACCGGAGGCAAATATTGAATCGAGATCATCGTCGGATCTAATAAGCACACAACTGCTAAACTGCTTAGTAGGAGTACCAAGGCCAGCAAGCACAGGTGTTGCAAGAGTGAATAGTCCATCACTTGCAGCTTGATAATATTCTTTAATATAACGGATTCTAGTTGTGTTCGGTTCTTCTTTATGGAAGACAGTAGCGGCCGCGACCATGTATCTAACTTGAGGTGTTTCATATATTTCCTTTGTTGCACGATTTTTTACAAGATATTTTTCAATCATCTGCTCTATGGCAGCATACGAATACAATTCATCTTTGTCATGATCGATTAACTCGTTTAATCGGTCCCAATCATCTTTGGTGTACCATTCAAGTAACTCCGGAGTGTATAATCCTATTTCTACATTACGTTTTACAATACTATAAAGATCAAGCGGATCATATGTACCATATACATCTTTACGCAACATGCTCAGGCGTTGCTTACCTGCTACAAATTGATAATTAGTATGTCCTACATCTGGATTAGTTTCTACGTCTATTAAATCTACAATAGCCCTAAGAGTTATGCCATCAATCTCTTCTGTTTTAATGCCATCATAAAAATGTAATTGTGCTTTAATTTCTATCATGCTTTGGCTAACATCTGCTATACCTTGGCAGATTTTAGCAACTTGGGCTTGCCATTTTTCTATCATCAATGGTTCTCTTTGCCCGTTGCGCTTAACTACGGTTATCTGTGTCATTTACTTCTCGTTCTTTTAATTATACTGTTGTCTTACAAAGTGCTGATGCACTTGTTTTACTATTTCATCTTCTTGGTTGGTATTTACGACAGTATCTCTATCCCAATTCAATATATATTTTTCTTTTGCAACAAGGACTAAATTGTGTCCATTTTTGGTTAAAACCAGCGTTGCATCAGTGATATCCTTACGATCTAGTAAAG